TCCAAGCCGTAGTTGTAGCTGCCGTAGGTGCTTCGCCCGTAGCCGCTGCGATACGTCATTAGTCTAGCGTGATGTCGAGATCGCCCGCAGGAATGCGGAACACGTCGCCGGTGTCAATCGTCTTGCTAGCTGTCAGGTTGGCGTATGCCAGCAGATTGCCGCCCGTGGCAGCGTCAAAGATGCCAACGGCAACAACGGTGCCATACCCTGCCGTGGCGACGGGCCACTCTTCAGCGGCGCTATTTGTCGCCGTGTTGCCTGACACGGTGAACGCCGTGGCTTGGCGCGCGTAGCCCCCGCCGGATACCTCTGTGCCGCCGCCAGTATCGTCAGGCGCAACGGTGTAAAGCGCAGTGTGCCATTCTGTCGGGCGTGTCGCGCTGTTGGTGGTGAACGCCCATGTCAGGACGGTTGTTTCGAAGGTGTTGGTGAAGCTCATCTCAATACGCCTTTATCTTCATGCGGCGACCAGAACCGCCGAATTTTGCTTTATCATTGTCTGCGGTTATACCACCAATCGCGTTCGCATACAAAGATGACCACACCTGCAAACGCGCATCGTCTTTCAGATACGGCGCAGAATGCGATAGAGCGCCATATAAATACGCGTCGGGGAAGTATTCCAGCAGCCAGTTAGACGTGTTGCTGTCGGACAGCGCGTCGATCTTGGCATAGTAATACAGCTCCGTCGAATATGTGCCATCGGGAACGGGGAACACCTCGATCTCGCCCGCTGTGATCGCGTAGTAGCGCGGCTCGTAGGTGGCGTTGGCCGTGCGGCGCTTGCGCTCTAGCAGCTGAAACTGGCTCAGCAGCTCAAGCGGCTGCGTGTTGCCGGAGGTAATATACATCCGTATGACCTCATAAAAGTCAGACGGCACGGCGCTGTACTGCGTATCAATGTTGGCCGTGGCGCGCTTCTCCTGACGCCAGTGGCGTATCTGGCGGTTCATGTCTGCCTCGGCCAGCGAAATAAACGTCGGGATGACGCTCGTCAGGTCATCGCGGTCAAGGAAGTCTGCGATGCTGGATTGCAGCTCTGCGTATGTTGTTATGGGCATTAGTCTAACAATCCTCTCTTGAGGTTAAATGCTGATCGCGGATCTAATATGCCACGTCTTTGAGCCATATCCAAAACATTTTCAATTTGCGGCGTTGTTGCTGTGCTTATGTCAACATTTTGACTTTCAAACAAGTCGCCAAGTTTTTTATTGCCTCTAGCTTGCTGCTCAATGACCAAAAGGCCAGTAGGCTTAGAAACGTTGGCGGCAGTAATGTCGGGGAAATAGCCAAACTCGTTCACATCATCGCCAGCAAAGTAAACGTCTTTTACTTTTACCTTTTGCGATATTACCTTGCCCGCATCTTCGCCGCGTGGCCCGTATCCGCTTGACGCGTGCAACTCCGCATATTTTGGGCTAAGCGTAACAAAGTCGCCAGCATTTATCGACGTTATGCTTTCCTCGTTTGGCACCCCACGGTATATTGTTACCTCTGCATCAGGATTGCCGCGTGCCGCTTGTATGGCGCGATAGCTTTGCTGATTGGCAATGCCGAACTCGTCATCCGAAAAACGTGGCCCCTGCGCGTATAAGCGCTGGCCTTGGCTGCTGTAGAAGTCGCTCGGATAGCCAGCCTGCTCGCCTGTCGTGGATATGGTGACATCATCAAGGCGCACGGGGTTTTCGTCTTGCGGGCCAACCGGCTGGTGGCCGCCGCGATATGACGTGTCAACTTCCGGCGCTTCATTCGGGTCGTAGCCAAAACGCTCTATGTTGGCCTGCCTGCGCAAGTCGGCTGCGCTCGATGTCAGCAAGCCAGTAGACTTAGACGCGTTGGCGGCCATAATATTTGACAAGTGCGCTAGTCTGGGGTCGGCGCGTGCAGAGCGGGAGCGGATGTTGGCGGGGTCAAAAATCGTGTATTCGCCAGCGCCGCCTACGCCTGCGAAACCTTGCTCGGAAACTCTTTGCTCTGCCAAGCGGTTCATTGCATCTTCTGTTGTTGCGCGAGCTTGGTCAGATTTTTTAGGATTGGCTTTGGCAACATCATCTAATGCTTGAAAATATTCATCGTCGTAACTGCCTTTTTCTATCAGCTTGCCCTTAGTCAGCAGCGGATAATACGTGCCTGACGTGCCAGCTTCCCGACCTCTTGGCTCAGCGTAATATTGTGAAACTCCTATGTCTCCGTCTCTGACGGGGTCAACATAAACACCCCGCCCGTAAGCGCCAGCGGTGGACGGACGGAAAGCCAATATGTCAGGCGTTTCAGTAGTGCCAGCCGTTTCCTTTGACGTGCCGTGCATGCCCTCGCGCCTATATCCCATCTGGAACAACCGCTGCGCGCGGCTCTCTGCATCCATCGGCAAGTCGTAATTTTCAAACAGATACTGGTTTAGCTGCGTCGTCTTTACGCTGTCGCCCATGTCAAACATGTCGTCGGTAATATTGGCAGCGTCGCCCTCCTTCAGCATGCTAAGTATCATGTCGCCGCGTTCTTTCGGAGCGCTTGGCAGCGATGGCTTCTTTGGCCTTAACGTGCTTGCGGCAAGCCCGCCGCCAGTCATGGCCAAGCCAGCCATAGCAAGCGCATCGTTTAAGGCGTCTGCGCGTGGCGGCACGCCTTGCGCGTATTCTCTAGCAGACTCAACGCCGCGCGTGCCGCCGGTAATAAGATCCACCAAACCCTGCGGCACGGCAGGCGTAGCTTGGCCAGACCGCAAGGCGTCAAATATAGACATCCCTTGCGGTGCGTCTACCGGCAAAAACGTAGACCGGCGCTTACCCTCTTCCGGCGCAAGCAGACCCATCAGTTTGCCAGCCATGCTGTTGCGGTTGCGGTATTCGCGGCGCAGCTCGTCAAGCTCCGCAGGCGTGCGATACATCGCCTCTTCCTGCATCTGCAGATTAAAGTCGCGCGGCGACAGGTTAAATATGTCTATGGTGGCCATATCAACAATCCCACGCGCGGCGCGACCAGTAATTCGCGCTCAGCTTGCTCGACTTGCCCTTGATGCCGCCGGAGCGTGCGCAGTAGGACGCCTTGCGTTTCGGCTGATCCTTCTTAATGGACATATTGGGATCGCCAAAGTTGATCTTCTTCACCGTGTCGCCCTCAACCGCCAGCACCTCAAACTTCTTCGGCCCGCCGCGTCGCGGCTTATTCACCGCCGTGAACCCGTGGCGCTTCTTCGCTGCTGCGATCTTCTCTGCCTTCGTGCGCGCCATGCTATTTCTTCTTCGCGGTCTTCGCGGCCTTCTTAAACGCCTTCGCGGTGGGCGCGCCCTTGCTGCCCACCTTGCGCATCTTCTCGCCAGACCCAGCAGCGATGCGCTTACGCTTCGCGTGGATGTTGGCGTATAAACCCTTCTTCGGCATCCTATGCTCCTTCGCCCCACTGGACGCACTTATAATCGGTTACGCGGTATGTAGGAAACACCTGCCGCGCGTATTCCAGCCCGCTTGGTATGGATTGTATGCACTGGCTCTCGCTCTGCATCACGGGGCTGCCAAACGCAAAGCAACCACCCTCAACGCTGCACAGCAGGAGCAGCGCCGTCCACATTATTTTTTCTTCTTCACGTATGACACCTTCTTGCCAGACTTCTTGGCGGCGGCCTTGGCTTTCGCCATGCCTTTGGGCGTGTACGCGTAGTGCTTCGATCCAACTTTGGGCATCGCAACCTCCGTTATATCTTCCAGCATAATAACATTAAAACGCCAAAAAGAAACCCCGCGCGCGCAATGGGAGGAACGCGGCGGGGCCAAGTTGCGCGAGACAGGGAGGAAACTCGCAATGAAGCATAGATAGCGCGAGCAGGAGCGCTTGTCCATGTGTGGGGATGGTAAACGCTTTTACGCAGTCACGCAATCCCCTGCAAATTGCGCCTAAGCGCACCACGCCAACGTGACATCGGCCCGCTCAGGGCCGTTGCCGCGTCTGACGCCATCGTCAGGCACACGGCGTCAGCAAGGTCAGGCGAGCGCAGGCCGCGCTTGCGCATGGCGTCCTTGCTCTCGGCAGCCATCTTCCCCGAAGACGTGAACGCGTAGCGGATGCCGGTCAGGTCAGCCAGCAGCTCGTCGTCATTAGGCAGCTTGCAGCTGCGATCCTCCAGCCACGCCTTGCACTTAAACCACAGCTCCGTGCGCAAGTTGTTAT